GCCCCCCCCCCGGGGGCCGCCCCCCCAAAGCTCATTTTTGCTATCTCCTATGCTGAAATTGCAGCCGAGACCAGGGCCTCGGCGAGTCGGGGGCAGACGGCGTTGCCGATCTGCCGGATCTGCTCGGTCTTGGTACCGCTGAAGCGGTAGGTGGAAGGGAAGGACATCGCGGCGGGTCAGGCCGAACGCATAGATATGCGTGGTCGCATCGTAGGTGTCTGTGTCTTCCAAGTATTCCAGTTCAATCACTTTGCATCCTCCCTTGCCGCCTGGAACAGCGGCAGGTCGTTGGTTTGAGTTTCATTTGGTGCCCTGGAGTTCCAGAGCTCGATGGCGGCCGCCGTCAGCGCGTCCGCACCTTCTGGGGACAGAGCGCAATTGCGGTAGTCGTATTCGCGGGTCTTGCAGTCCGGGCCTTCCGCTCCGCAGGTCAAGCAGCGGACATTGAAGATTATCCGCCCGGAGCCTTCGTTCCTCACGGAGTGCTGTCCGACCTTGATTCTGTTCCCGCCGCAGAAAGGGCAGGGAAGCGGAATGAGTTCATTGGTCATTTGGTGTCCTCCAGTTCCTTTGGCTGGCAGATAAGCTGGAGACGTTTCTTGAAGTCATCAAGAGCTTTCGATATTTCCAGCGCAGCAAATGCTAATGCCTTCGCTTCCGTTGCCAGGACAATCTTTTGGCCATTAAGTATTTGGTAAAGACCGTATGCGGCTCCGGAGATGAAGTCTAATCGTTCGTAGTCCGGCGACTCCTGGATGCACTCGGAAATCGGGGCAAACAGGTTGTGACGCCGCCTCGCCATTTCCTCGTCCCAGGCGCGCAGTGCCTCCTCCATCGCGGCTTTGGGAGTTCTCCCGTAGGACTGGGTGTGTTCGTCGTTGGCCTCGCTGTCGAAGCTCGCCCAGCACACCCACAGCTCCTCATTTTCCATGTATTCCCGCACGCTGGTCTCGTCGGTCATGTCCGGCTCGTCGATTTCAAGCCCCTCGACCCATTTCCACGTGGTTCCGATGTCTTTCTGGAAGCCTCTTTTTTCCAGCCATTCCCGGCCAGCCTCAAGGTTCTTTTCAAGTTCTTCTCTAGTCATTGTCTTTCTCCATTTCCGTCCTTTGCCGTCCTTTGCCGCTTCGCGGGCTTCGCCCACAGGATCACCACGACTGGCGCGGAGGCGTCGCCGCTCCGAAGCCGTCCGGAGAGGTCCGCCAGGAAACGCTTCGTGAGAAGTTTCCAGCTCATTCGCAGTCCCCCTCCTCGTCCGGATAGACCTCGGACTCCGGAATCGTCTCCCACTGGTCGGCCACGGCCGCGAAGTCATGCACGGCGGCGTAGTACTCCTCCCTGGTGTCGATGTCCCGGAGCGCCAGGCCGCCGTCGTCGGTGTAGTATTCCAGGAAGAAGACGCGCGCGGCGTCGCCACTGGGGCGCAGATACGTGCCGGGGACGAACAGGCGGACCAGCAGCTTGTCCAGGTCGGCGTCCGGGAGCGGGCCGTTCTCCCCGGACATTCTCTCCAGCCCGTCCGGCGGAGGCTCCGGCGCGGCCGCGCGCTCCTCGATGCGCTTCCGGAGCACGAGGAGCCGGGTCTGCGCAATAAAGAGCTTGTACTCGGCGCGGAAGGAGCCTCTCCGGACCTCCTGGATTTGCTCGGCGATGTCGTTGATGGCGGCGATCCATTTCTCCAGGTCGGAGACGGCGGCCACGTGGTGGCCGGAGACGATGTGTTTGTGTGCCTTCATTTCGCTTTCCTCTTGTCTTGGTTGTTTTTCGGTCATTTTTGCGGATTTTTCGCGGATTTTTCGCGGTTTCTTGCGGTTTTTTGCGGGTTTTCTTCGGTTTCGATGTGGAAATGGATCATCTCGGGGCCGCGCCATTCCATCTTCTCCACGTGGAGGCACCAGACGAGCTTGTCCTCGGCGACGATTCCGGCGGACATCAGCGCGTCGGTGAAGACCTTGGCGAGGTTGTCGAGGTCTGGGCGGGTGGTCTTTGGGCGGGCCGCCGCGCCAGCCTTGCCATTGTGGTAGCACAGAGTGGCGAAGACGCAGACCGCCTCGGAGATGGGCTTTCCCGGCTTGTGCAGCTCGAAGAGCGCCTGCCATGCGGCGGCGGCCTTGCGGTGGGAGGGGGACTTCCAGGTGCGGCCGTTCGCGCCGTGGCCGCGCGTCTGCGCGGTTCCGGAGGGGATGTCGAATTTTTCAGTGAAGTCAATAGTCATCGGGATTCGGGGGCTTGGGCTGGTTCCAGTGGATGGTGTCGCCGTCGATGGAGACCTTCTCTCCGAGTGCCTTGCGGGCCCAGACGATGACGGTGGACGGCTTGAGGTTGTGGCGGTTGGCGTATTCGGAGATCTTCACGTCGCGGGACTGGACCTCGAAGTTGAGGTCTTCGTGCCAGTTGACCTTCTTCGCGGCGGGCTTCCTCTGGCGGCGCGGGGGCTGCTCCCCCGGCGCGAGCACGTCGTCCAGCAGCCCGTCCTCGTCGAGGACGAAGCGCGGCCAGCGGTAGTATCCGCGGCGCGGGGGGAAGCCGGGGAACTCGCGGAGGATGCCCTCCAGCCGCCACGCCTTGGCGCCGGCGGCCTCGTCCGCGGCATGGGCGGCGATCTCGGCGGCGCGGTCTCCGAGGACGGAGGCGGCCCAGGCGGCCAGCTTCGCGGACACGAGCGCGTCGTCCTGCGGCACGAGCTGCCGCCAGGTCGGCTCGGCGCGGTCGAGCTCGGCGGCGAGGGCGTCGCACGCCCAGCGGTTGGCCAGGGTGGCGCGGCGGTCGTCGTCGAGGGGGAGCTGGATGAGGTCGAGCAGCGCGTCGGGGTCGCGCGCGAAGACTCCGGAGCCGGAGGCGCGGTCCCAGGCGTTCTTCTGGCCCTGCTCGCCCTTGGAATGGTGGTGGCTGTAGATCACGCACGCGCCGGTCTCGGCGGCGATGCGGTCGAACCAGTTACAGAAGCTGGCCATCTCGGCGGCGGCGTTCTCGTCGCCGGTGATGACCTTGTAGATGGGGTCGATGATGATGGCGAGGTAGCTGCCCTCGCGGCAGCGGCGGACGATCTTGGGCGCGAGCAGGTTCATCGGCGTGGCGCGTCCGCGCAGGTTCCAGATCTCGACGGAGCCGCGCGGCGGGCGGACGCCGAAGGAGCCGAGGCGGGCGGCGGCGGACGGGTCGTCAACCTCCAGGTTCACGTAGAGCACGCGCCCCTTGCGGCACTTCCATCCGAGGAAGGAGCCGCCGGTGGCGATGGCCAGCGCCAGCTGCATGAAGAGGAAGGACTTGCCGAACTTCGACGGCGCGGTGAGCAGGAGCTTGTGGCGGCGGCGCAGCACGCCGTCGATCACGCACTCGGCCAGGGGCGGCGGGTTGTCCAGGAGGTCGGCGGCGTCCTGGAAGGGCGGCAGGTCGTCGTCCTCCTCGGCGAGGTAGTCCACCCACTCCTGCCAGGAGCGGCAGCCGCAGTCGGCGTCGATGAGCCACTGGGCGCGGTCGCCGCGCCACACCCCGGCGACGCGGGAGTAGCGGGAGGGGTTGCGGTTGGCGTGGTCGAGCTGCAGCCCGGCGGCGGAGCAGGTCTTGGTCAGGAACTCGAAGCGCTCGTAGTACTCGCGGATGTCGCGCGCGTCGATGCGCACGATGGCGTGGACCGACTTGCCGCCGGAGTGGACGATGGCGGCGCAGGGCATCCGGAGCCGCCGGATGATCTCCAGCTGGCGGGCGGGGGGCAGGGTGTCGGACTCCACCAGGCAGTTCCGGTAGCACGCCACCGAGGAGTCCTTCCCGAGGGAGTCGCCGACGGGGTTCACGCGGACCCAGGCGCCCGCCTGGCGCTCGTAGTCGCCGAAGGCGAAGGTGAAGGGTTCCTTCGCGCCGGCGTGCTGGCGGAGCGTCCAGACGAGCTCCTCGCGGGTGCGGTCGGCGCGGCCCTTGCCGCGCGGCTTCCACTTCCCGCCCTCCTGGAAGGCCTCCACGCAGACGCAGGGGCGCTCGTCGGGACGGAAGACGGCGCAGAGGTAGCGCCGCAGGTCCTCCACGGGGTCCCAGTCCGGGGGGACGGCGGGCAGCTCGCCCGTCTCGCCGTCGAGCTGGACTCCCGCGAGGCGGGAGACGGTGGCGGCGGCGGGGATGGGGTCGTTCCAGCCGTAGCCCTGGGGGGCCGTCCCGGCGGGACGGGCGGGCGCGGCGGTGGCGCGCGCCTTGGCCACGGCCTCGCGGATCTCCTTGTCGGAGACCTTGCGGGTCCCCGCTGGGATGTTCGCCCGGAGGTCCCGCGCGATGGCGTCGTCGTCGAGGCCGGCCAGCACGCCGAGGTTGGCGACGCCGAGCAGGGCGGGGTGGCAGCCGGAGCCCGGCGCCGGAATGGACTGGAGCGCTTCCTCGTAGGTCATTTCTGCTTGGCTGGCTGGGGTTCGACCGTGGCGGGCACGACGCCGTAGGGCACGCGCCAGCCGCTGGCGGCGATGCGGTCCACCATCTTCCGGGCCTGCTCGAACGGCCACTCGCCGACGCGTCGGAAGCCCATGCGCTCCAGCAGGCGGATTTGCTTCGGGGTGGAGAGCCCGGCGGAGCGGCGCTCGTGGATGGCGGCCAGCAGCCGCGCGGCCTCCCAGTAGGACTGGCAGCCGTCGGGGTTGATGCCGGCGTTTTCCAGCGCCTTGGCCTGGGCGTCGGAGACGGGCCGCTCGCCGGCCAGGTCGCGGCGGTCCCAGGTGCCGTCCCCGATGCCGGCGGAGGAAGTGAACTGCAGGGGGTCAACGAGGCGCTCGCGCTTGTGGCGCTGGGCCTCCAGCTCCTTGCGGAGGGCCTCCTCGCGCTCCTGGACGGCGGTCTTCTCGGCGGCGTCGGCCTCGCCGAAGAGGTCCGCCGCGCCTGAGGAGGTGGCCTCGGCCATGATCTCGGCGATGCGCTCCTGCAGCTCCGGGTTGTCGGAGACCAGGTGGGCGGGGCGGCAGAGGTCGTGGCGCTCGGACATCCACAGGAAGTCCAGCAGCAGCAGGTTCGCCTTGCCCTCGGAGAGGCGGGTGCCGCGCCCGACCATCTGGGCGTAGAGCGCGCGGACCCTGGTGGGGCGCAGCACGCACACGCAGTCGGCGGAGGGCTCGTCCCACCCCTCGGTGAGGAGCATCGAGTTGCAGAGCACGGCTCCGGGGCCGGCGGAATGGAACCACGCCAGCGTCTCGGCGCGGTCCTCGGATTCGCCGTTGACCTCGCGGGTCTCCAGGCCGCGCTGAAGAAGCAGGTCGCGGAAGCGCCGGCTGGTCTCGATGAGCGGGAGGAAGCACACCGTCTTGCGCAGCGCGGCGCGGGAGGCCAGCGCGTCCGCGATTTCGGAGAGGTAGGGCTCGATGGCGTGGGAGCACTCGGCGGCGGTGTAGTCCCCGCCCCCGGAGTGGCGCACGTCCAGCCGCAGGGGGATGGTGGCGGCCGCGATGGGGCACAGCCAGCCCTCGGCGACCGCGCGGCGCAGCGGCATCTCGTAGGCCAGCGTCTCGAAGAGGCTCCCCAGCTCGCGGCGGTCGCCGCGGTCGGCGGTGGCGGTCACGCCCAGCACCCGCGCGTCCGGGAAATGGTCCAGCACGCGGAGGTAGGTCTGGGCGAGGGCGTGGTGCGCCTCGTCGATCACGATGTGGGTGTACTCGTCCGGGCGGATGCGCTCCAGGCGGCGCGGGTTCATCGACTGCACGCTGGCGACCGTGACGTTGTACCACGTGCCCTCGGCGGTCTCGGCGGCCTTCTCTACCGCGCAGCCCAGGCCGGTGGCGCGGTCGATCTTGTCGGCGGCCTGCTGCAGCAGCTCGCCCCGGTGCGCCAGCACCATCGCGCGGCCGCCGCGGCGGACCACCTCCTCGACCACCTTGGCGAAGACGATGGTCTTCCCGCAGCCGGTCGGCAGCACCAGCAGCGTCTTCCGGACGCCGCGCGCCCACTCGCCCAGGACCGCGCGGACGGCCTCCTCCTGGTAGGGCCTCAGCTCCATGGCCAGCCTCCCCGGCGGCCCAGCCGCCAGTCCAGCTCCAGCTCCATCGCGCGGGCGAGGAACTCCCAGTAGGGATCGTCCGGCCAGCGGTCGCGCCTGGCCTGCGCCTCGCGGACTATCCGCACCAGGTCCCTCAGTCTCTGTCCCTGTTCGCTCATCTCGGCGTCCTCCATGCAATCAGGTTGTCCAGCCGCTCCAGCACGCAGGCGCGCCCGCCGTGGCAGGCCTCGCAGAGCCGCGCGAAGCGCAGCGTCTCCAGGGGGAGGCGCCCCGCCGCGTCCCAGTCGATGCGCGAGGTTGCCCGATGGACGATCGCCCGGACGGGCGCGGGGTCGGTCCCCGCGTCGATGCCCGCCTGGGCGGAGCGCATCCACCCGAAGAGCCGGTCCCGCAGGGCGGCGTCGCCGCGGGCGGAGACGCCGGGGCCGACGGCGATCTCCACGGCCTCGCCATCCGGCGAGGAGACCCTCGCCCTGACGCGGACGGGTGGCTCCGCCGACAGGGCGGCCCGCAGCCCGGAGCGCTCGGCCTCCAGCAGGGCGGCGTGGAGCGCGTCGTATGTGCTGTCGGTCATCATCTCCTCAGAACGGCACGTCCCCTTCGTCGATGGCCTGCTGGTATTCGGAGCCCGGCTCCGGCGGCAGCTCGCCGCCCGGCGCGAGCCAGGCGTCCACGTCCGGGACGGAGTGCTTCTGGCCGTCCTTGCGGCTCACGTACTCGCGAAGCGAGACCCGGCAGCGCCCGACGCGCCCGACGGCGGAGTCCCAGTCGGGAATGAAGTCCTGCCCGTCCACCACGTTCTCGCCGGCGGACTTCCAGAACTCGCGGGCCTTCCAGGCGAAGTCGCGGGAGAGGGTGAGGGTGGCGCGGCACTCGCCGGCCGCGCCCTCGGCGTTCCACACGCGCAGGTCGAGGTCGGCGCGGGCGATGCCGGCCACCTTGGTGCCCTCGGCCCAGCGGCCCTTGGTCAGCTTCGTCACGCGGTAGCAGTACTCGCCCGGCTTCAGCGGCTCGGGCTTCGGGATGTCGGGCAGCGCGCCCCATTCGTCGCGGGGGGCGGGGGAGGTGTTCTCGTATTCCATGTCGTTTTCTCCTTAGGGGTTGGGGGCTATGCGGTGCGGGGGACGCGGCGGGCGCGCACCCAGTTGGCGATCTGGTCGAAGTGCGCCAGCACGCGGGAGACGGACTCCACGCTCCAGTTGGCCAGCGGCGTGTTCGCGGGGTACATCTTCTTGGCGAGGGCGACCTGCTGCATCTCGGCGTCGGTGATGCCCTGGGCAATCATCGCGTCCATCAGCCGGTTGTGCTCCGGAGACACCTCGCTGAGCGGCTTCCGCTCCGGCTCCGGTTGCGGTTCCGGTTGCGGCTCGGGTTGCGGTTCGGGCTCCGAGACGGGCGTGGGCTCCGGCTGAGGCTCCGGCTTGGCTTCGGGCTCGGGCTTCGGGGGCTCGGGCTTCGGCTGCCCGCCGTAGATGGCGGCGAGGATGGACTTCCAGCCCGCCTCGTCCAGCCGGACCTTGGGGGGCAGCGGGGCGCGGCTCTTGGCGTCGTACCAGAGCGTGTGGGCGGTGCAGACCACGCGCTGGCCGCCGCCGGGGGTCACGCGGCCGGTCTTGGAGTCGGTCACGGTGGTCACGTCGTACTTGAGGTAGAGCAGGAAGTCGGCCCACTGGCGCAGCAGCGGCGCGGTCTTCTTCTCGAGGGGCATCTCCATGTGGTCGTAGGGCTCGCCCTCGCCGGGGTTGCGCACCTTGCGGGGGACGGCGTGGGCGGTGAAGACCACGCCGCAGCCGTGGCGGCGCTGCAGGAGGGTCAGGGAGTCCAGCAGGCGCTCCCAGGCGTCCTTGAGCGCGAGGTAGCCCTTGCCCCAGGCGAGGGTGTCGAGGCTGTCGATGCCCTTGTCGGCGCAGATGCCGGCGATGATGGAGGACTCGATCCAGTCGGCGGAGTCCAGCACGAGCGTCCGGAAGCCCTGCATGTCGCGGGAGAGCTCCTGGACGGCGAGGCGGAGGGAGGGGTAGTCGGGGACGCGCACGCGCGCCACGTCCAGCCGTCCGGAGCCCTCCTCGGTGTCCAGGAAGAGCGGGTCGGGGAAGCGGCTGGCCAGGGTGGTCTTGCCGATGCCCTCCACGCCGTAGATGACCACCTTCGGCGGCGGTGCCTTGATGCCTTTTTCGATGTTCAATGCCATGTTCTTCGTTTCCTTTGGGTTGATGCCCGCGCGCCACGCGCGGGCGGGTTGCCTTGTTACTTACCAGTCGCCGAGCCCGTCGGCGGAATCGGGTTCGGACGCGGCCTCCTCGAAGCGGACCTCCGGGGAGGGGAGGTCGTCTGCGCCGCGCACCGTGCCGTCCTCGATCACGATGTCGCAGGTGCCGTCGTCGGCGACCCGCGTGGCGATGGCCTGCATCCCCAGTCCGGCGAGCCACTGCCCGAAGTCGGCCAGCTGGGCGGGGTCGAATGCCTCCATGCGGTCCAGCAGCACGAAGCCGCAGCCGGGGCGCAGCATCCGGCAGACGCAGACGGCGACGCGGACCTGCTCCATGCCGCTCATGCAGTCCCACTTCCGGCCGTTGTACACCAGCTCGCCGTCCTCGACCGAGAGCCCCTCCAGGGGCATCCTCACCGAGGCCAGCAGCGCGGCGCGGGCCGTGCGCACGGCCTCGACCTTCTGGGACAGCTCGCCGACGGCGGCCTTGGCCTGCTCGGCCTCGTCGAGCGCGCGGGCCTTCTCCTGGTTGGTGCGCACGCGGGCGTTCACCGCGTCGATCTGCTCCAGCTCGGCGCTGATGGCGGCGGTGTCCACGTCCTTGCCGACCGGCGCGGACTTCGCCTTGTCGAGGTCGGCCTGCGCCTGGGAGAGGCGCACGGCGGCGGAGTTGGCGGCCACGCGGGCGGCCTCGGCGGCCTCCTCGGCGCGCCTCAGCTCGTCCCCGGCGGCGACGGCGCGGCGCTCCAGCTCGGCGAGGCGGTCGCGGGCGGCCCGGTTGGCGGCGTTCACGGCGAGCGCGTCCTGGAGCCGCTTCGTCATCTCCTTTCCGGAGAGCGGCTCCTTCGGCGCGTCCGGATACTCCGGCAGCTCGGCGGCGTACTTCGCCTTGCGGTCCGCCTCGCGGCCCGCCAGCGTGCGCTCGTCGTACCACTTGCGCTCCTCGTCGTCCAGCTCCTTCAGTTTCTCCTCGATGCCGAGGCACTGCAGCAGCGTCTTCGCCTTCTGGGCAGATGGCGACCCCAGGAACTTGGGCAGGTCGATGGCCAGCTCCGAGACGACGGAATCCAGGAGCCGCTGGCCCGCCTTGCGCCCCGTGGGGTCGGTGACTTTCAGGGCGGCGTTCTTGCCCTCGCGCACGACGCGGAGCCCGTTGGACAGCTCCACCTCCATGCGGGCGGGGGCCATGCCGTCCGAGTTCTGCAGGCTCGACGGGCGGAACTTTTCGCCGCCGAGGGCGTAGGCGATGCCGTCCAGCACGCTGGTCTTCCCCTGGGCGTTGCGGCCGCCGATGACGGTGAGCCCCTCCGGACGGGGGGAGAGGGCGACCGCGCGCACGCGCTTCACGTTCTGCAATTCAAGCCGTGTGATCTTCACTGATTCTTCCATTCTTCTTCTCCTGTTGCTGGTTTTCTCTCTCGATTTCGGCCCGGAGGGCCTCCTCCAGGAACTGGCGCGGGGTGGCGCCCCGGGGGACCACGACGTCGCGGACCTGCGACCAGTCGTAGAGGTTCCTGGCACGACCGCCGCGGGAGCGGACGCGCGGCTTGATGCCCTCGCGGGCGAGGCGCATCTTGAGCTGCGGGACGTTCAGCCCGCACGCCAGCGCGATGTCGTTCGCGGTGGCCTCGGTGGTGCGCAGCAGGTTCAGCGCGCAGGCGACCTCGCCCGCGCCGACGGTCCGCCGCAGGGTGGGCCTCACCACGCCCTGGACCGCCTCGATGACGTATTGCGGCCATTGGTTCATTGCGTTCTCCTTGGATGGCTGAAAAGTGCGCCCCCGCCCGAATTGGCCTCCGGGGCGCGGGAGGCGGGTTCCTCAGCCCCTGTCTCGCGGGAGGCCGTCCTTGTCGGCCTGCCCGCCCGCATCCGGGCAAACGGCGCTGTCGAAGTCGCAGTCGTAGCAGCCCAGCAGCCACCGGGCGAGTTCGACGACAAGTGCGGCGAGGATGAGCCCGAGGCCGATCCACACCTGCGCCACCACGGCGCATCCGATCAGGTAGTTCAGCGTTTCCATGATTTTTCGAGGGGTTGGTTAAGGGGTGAAGGCGGGGGCGGGCTCAAGGTGGGCGGGTCCGCCTGGAGAGCTGCGGGGTTGCGCCCTCCCGCCCCCGCAAGGGGAAATGCCTCCGTGCGCCGACGTATTTCATCATCTTCCAACTTCACCAGGGGGAACTCTCCGCGTCTCTTTCATTTCTTCCAGAGTGCTTTGCTTTCCACGAAGAACTGGTTGCTCGGCGAAGTCGGCGCCAGGGGCCGCAAACGGGCGGCCGCCGGAGGCAAGGGGAAAAGGCCGGGGCGGACCGAACCCGCGGGGAAACACAGGAGAACGAAACCCGCGCCGCCCCGGCCAAGGGGGTCAAGGCTCGTCGTTCCTGTGGCGCTCGGCGGCGGCGCGGCAGATCTCCGGCATCGCCGCCCGGAGCCTCGCCAGGATCTTCGCCTGGCGGGTGCCGGAGAGGTCGCGCGGGCCGTAGTCCTTGCCGGAGCGGTCGGGGACGTAGGCGTACTTCCGATACTCGTCCCGCATCCGCCAGTTGTAGATGGCGTGGAGGCTCACGCCGAGCTCCCGGGCGACGTCGGCGACGCGCTCGCCACGGACGACCCGACGGACGGCCCACGCGCGGACCTCGGGGGAGACTGGGGAGCGGCGCGCCATCAGCGGGTCTCCTCCAGGGTGCCCTCCAGGAACTCCAGGTCCGACTCGGAGAGGTTGCACTCGCTCGCCACGCGGTCGCGCTCCTCCTCGGTGAGGTGTCGCCAGTACGTCGGCATCATACAGCCGTCCGCGCGGTAGTCCGCGACCAGCTCCTCCACCGTCGGAACGTGACGGGCCGCGGGAGCGGGAGCGGGAGCGGGCGAGGGCGGCTGGGGTTGGGTATTACCTATTGGTAAGTTTTTAGCGAAAAAAACATCGTAGGCGTCCGTAATTGCGTGGCGCAACACATCACTGCGTGTGCTGTGTCGCATGGCGGTTTTGAGCATGTCAATTTTCCGCACCTCTTCGTCTGTGGCGGCAAAGGAAATGTTCATTGTAGTTTTGGTTTGGGGTTGGTGGGTGCTTTGGTAATTTACCTTAAGATAATACCTGTTGATAGTTTTTCAAGCGATTTTTGAAAAATTTTAGGAAAATTTTTTAAGATTTTATTTAATGCTTTATATTATAGTGATTTATAAATTTCAAACCTTAGTTTTTTTTAACGCTCATGGCACTCGCAGCACAAGTAAAAGAAGTGTTTTTTCGTGAAAGGCAGGAAAACGAGGCAACGTTGCAACAGATTTCCGAAAAATACCATATCCCACAAAGCCATGTTGCGAACCTGTTGAACGGCAAACGGTCATTCGGTGGTATTACCCTAGATACTTTCGACCGCATGTTCCCCTTGGCAAATGTGTATTTAGATGGCGTAGGATGCCATCAAAGTATCGGCAACAACAGCAATGGCAACATTCAGCAAGTCGGGGTAGGGCACAATGCTTCGGCGGACACCGCAACATTGCGAATGGTTCTAGTGGATGCCATATGCGACCTGAAATTATCGCCAGAAGACCAAGCAAGGGTCATACAAACCATCCGAATGATAATGCAAAGAAAATAGACAAATTCCAATTCAGAACCATTGTTTTCTTAAAAAATCATATAATTTAGTAAGTTTTACTAATGTTTTAATAAGATTTACTAACACTTACTATAACTTACTAAACGAAAGCGAGATGTAGTTAGTAAAGCGTAGTATATTTTTAGTAACATCTACAACGCCAATACCGCAACTCCCTGAAGCACGCCACGTTTTCCGCCCGTTTTCGGCGGCTGGCTTAAATTCGCCTTCCGTTTGTTCGCCATTCCGCGTCGCCCTCCGGGCGGCTGGCTTTGCGCAAGTGCCTGGAAATCAATCTACTGTGACTTTGTATCTTAACTCCTTGAATACCAACGAGTTACGCACTCGCTTTTATATACTACGTATATAAAAGTAAACGGTTACACCTCTGTCGTGGGCTGACGCTCGCGGACGACTGTGGGGAGAGGGGGAGGTCTACGACCCCCTCCCCCACTCTTCCGCACAGCTACAGACCGTCGCTCCGCTACGCTCTGCCCCCAAGAGACCTCAAGCTTCCCGCGAAAAGGGCATGAAATTTCCGCGCTATTTCATAGCGCGCGCGTGCGCGCGCGCGAAAGGCGTGCTATATTATTGGCATGGCGGCGAATAGGGGCAACAGGCGCAGGGTGGTGTTGGTTGCGGCGGACGGGACGGTCGAGGTCTTCCCGTCCGTCAGCGCCTTCCACGCGGCCAGGCACAAGCGCATCAACTGGCTCAACGCCCGCAAGGGGTACAAGTCCGACGCGGTGCGCCTGCCCGACGGCTCCACCTGCCACATCCTGCGCCGGGGATACCGGGCCGAGGACTGGACCGAGGCGGCGGAGGACATCCTGAAGGACGCGAAGGCCGTCGCGTCGTCCATCGCGTCGTCCACCGGCGGGAGGCTCGACGACATCTTCGACGACGCGCTGGAGCTCCTGATGCGGCGGCTCGCCCACGCCGACCTGCGGCGCTTCGAGTCGAAGCTCCACTGCGTTCACACCTGCGCGTCCTACGTCCGGCAGGACTGGTTCCGCAGGCACCGCAGCCCCGACCCGCTGCGGATGCGCGTCGCGGACTACGAGCAGGAGCAGAGGGCGCTCGAAGAGGCGCCGTCGTCGGCCCAGGACCTGGACGAGCTGGTCGCCCTGCTGCTGCCGGAGCGGCTCCAGGCGCTCGCCAGGATGAAGGCCGCGGGGTTCGGGAAGCGGAAGATCTGCCGCACCCTCGGGCTGCGGGCGGACGAATACGAGGCGGGGCTGCGGGACATCGCCGAGGCCCTCGGGGGGACCCCGCCCCTCGGGGGGATTCTCAGAAATGAGAATTCTCAAAAATGAGAATGGACGGGTTCTCCCGGACCCCCTCCCCGAGGCGGGAG